GTCTTTACCTCGCCCGTCAAGATAAAATCAAAATCGACAAACGTGATTACATTTTTTGCAAGCAACACACCGAGCAAACGGCCAAATATATCACTAATTTCTTTCATTCCTTCCCGCTCCCTTCTGCCTTGTACTTGTCGATAATCTGTAATATTTCATGAACGGTAACAGGTTCAACATAATCAAGATTATTCATCTGCTCTATTTCGGCTCTTATCTTGTCCAGCACCTCATTAGCACCATCTGAATAGGCTTTTAAGATTTCATGGTCTTGTTGCCATTCCGACTTGTTCGGCTTTTCCGAACTGCTCGAAGAATCCAAGTCACCTTCCGTCTGCTCAAGTGCGTTGACGGCCTCCGTGACAACTTCCTGCTCAATCCATTTATCCGACCGCTTGTCATACGCTGCAATGTTCAGCAGAAGTTCCTTTGCTTCGGCCTTTGTCATCGGCTTACGCTCAAATTCGCACTCCCACGATTCACAAGAGTGAATAAACATCCCGTTCCTACAAGTCTCTTTGTGGTGCTTGCAGTTCTCACAATCTCTGTCATTCATTTAGCTCATCCTCCGTCACATAATCCAATACCTGCTTGGCGCACTTCTCACAAACGTGACCGCCATCCTTCGTCCTAAAGGCTCCCTCAACTTCCCCGTTGCAGTAGTCGCATATCAGAGCCTTGTACTTCTGGTACTTGCGCCCACAATGTCGGCACTCGGGACAGCCGTTGCATAAGGTCCGTGTTTCAATCATCTGCCTCACTCCTTTCTGGAAAGCGGATTTTCGTCACCGCTATTGGGAACTCTTCAATCTCGCTTGCCCACACAGGCTCGCATCCGGCGCGGCTATAAACCAAAGGGAAGCCGCCTATACCATCAAATAAGCTTGCCATCGTGGGATGATCCGTGTCTAAATGCTCGACCATTCTTTTCGCCATCCATTCCCAGAACGGAAGAGCGATTGAGTTTCCGAGAGCCTTATAACGTGGGCTGTCGGATTCTCCTTTGTGTAGCTTGCCCTTGCTGTCCGTCCAATCGCCAATGTTCGTCCATCCGTCAGGATAGCCTTGCAATCTTTCACACTCCAAGGGCGTTAATCTTCTCACAATCGAATCCATGCTGTCCTCCATAAGTAGCGGAACATTGCCCCCCCCTGTGCCCATACGGCCGCTCAAGGTTTGGCACATTCCGTCTTCACTAATCTTCAACCTACTGTCTGCGGGATGGTTCTCCAATATCTTGAATGATGCACTTCCCTTCATCGACATATTGACTCCCTACTCCTTTGTAATCTCTTGCACATAAGGCTCCGACCGTTTGGTTAATACCCCCCCCGGACCTTTAGATACAAGGGTTTGTGCTTGTTCTTCCGTCACACTAAAGTCATACAAAGCGTTCTTGCCTTGATTAAACGAGGCTCTGTCCAGCCCGTAACAAATAACCTGCGGGTCTTTGTAATCTGTTGCGACCAAAGTGTCCGCCTTGCCATTGTTACGGGCATTTAGAAAAAATCCGGTTTTACTTGCTGTAATCGGCTCTGCCCCCCCTCACCACAGACTACGGCTTGAGGTTGCTTGTAATCCCTTGCCCCTAAAGTATTACCCTGCTCTTCATGGACATAGGTCTGCCCCATCTTTTCATCGATGGAATAGCATAAGCTTTGATTGTTCAGCGTTGACAAGGCTCCTGTTCGTTCATGTTGTATGAGGATTCCTTTGCCCCCCCCCGCACATCCTGCTCGCTCTTGGAAGCTGATTGTCTTAATAGGGTCTCCTTCAGCAGAGGCGGCAACTCCTTGCCTCTGTTCTCCGCTCTCCGTAGAATCCCTTGACACGCTCTCGCGCTCAAACAATATTTCGGGAGCGGATTCTCCTCCAAAATCTGCGACAAGCGCGATACGTTTTCTACGCTGGGGCACTCCCCAAAACTGTGCATCATGTACTCGCCATGCAATGCTCCACCCGTCTCCCATGATGCAGCCGCTTGGGCTCCACTTGCCCCCCGTAGGTCGAGGAATAACGGCATCTTCACAGATGACCCTCGCTGTTTCTTCGAGGACGGCTCGGAAGTCTTCGCCTTTGTTTGAACTAAAGGCTCCGGGAACGTTTTCCCAGACCATATATCGGGGCCGAAGCAATCTATTATCGACATTTGCCCCTCTAACTGTTCTATCATGCTCTCTCATCTCCTTTATGATTCGTATCTGGTCCATGAATAGCCCTGATCTTTCACCTGCAAGCCCTGCACGCTTTCCGGCAACGCTCAAATCTTGGCAAGGACTACCACCACAGACCACATCCACAATCGGCACCTCTGCACCGTTCAATTTCGTGATATCGCCCAAATGTTTCATTCTTTTACCTCAATCATCTCCGTGCTCACTATCTCGCTCTCGCCCTTTTCCGTCTCAAAAAAGAAGTCCACGCTATATGGTTCATGCTTCGGCACCCAATCATCAGGCACCTCAACTGATGCGGTATATTTTTTCATGTGTCGTCCTCCTCTTTCCATTCGTCCGGGATCATGTCTTCATCCCGTACCCATCCAAAACTTATATTTTCACTTGCGCTGTTCTTGAGCCTCTTGCTCTCCGGCTCATACCAAAGCGGGATAAATACATCCTGCGTCCCGTTGTCTCGATCCTTTGCTATCTCCACAACATTAGTCCCGCTATAAATCGGGTTATCCTGCTGCCATCGGAACATTTCAGCGGTTAAACGCTTAAAATCGTTGTTGTTGCGGTGTACGATAATTGCATTGTCTGTAAGTGATGCTAACGAAGTGCTCCCGAGTACATCATCAAGCCTTAAGAACCCTTGAGCCTTCCTCGGATGAGCCACCCAGAGGATATGCACCTTTGTAGCTTTGGCTATCATGGTCAACTCTGTTATGAATTTCTTTTGCGCTTCGTTTGCACGCTCATCAAGGGCGTCTATGTCCAGAATCATCAAGTTATCAAGAATCACAAGGTCAGTCTTCTGCTCCTTGATGACGGCAAGCATCCTCTTTTTGAGTTCCTCGTACTTGTTGCCATATTCGTTGTTGTAGAGCATGAACCTGTCACCCATCCACTCGGCAACTCGCCTCTTGTATTCATCCGGCACATACCAATAATTGTGATATCTCTGTGACGGCTTCACGAAGGTCTTGCCACACGCTTGCAGGTATGTCCATTTCATGAAATTTTTGTTTGTCAGCTCGCCAGAGTAAGCCATCACGTTATAGCCCTTATCAATCGCATTAAGTGCGATGTTAGACAGGAGTGTTGACTTTGAACCGCCACGCAGACCGCTGACCAATGTCACCATGCCACGCTTGAGACCATGCAGCCGATCATCAAGCATTGTGATGCCTGTTGGTATGTAGTCCTCAATCTCATCCGGGATAGCATTTATCTGTTTAGCGGTAAGGAATCCCTCATGCTCGACTTTGGTCTCGGGCTCAAGAGCATACAGATCATCCTCGGGCTCTATGTCTGGGTATTCAATCTCGATGTCACGAGCATACTTAGCCTTGTGTTCTTTCCATCCCTCGTTGATGCGATTATCGTCAGCTTCAGACCTAACCGCCTTATCATAGGCATCTGGCTCGAATAAGACTCTGACATCGTGCCATGTTTTACCCTGACAGCTGTTGTGTAAGCACTTGAAGCCAATCGCGCCATTGTTGCCAACCGTAATCATTGAGTCAGGTGCTTTATGGTTAGAATCAAACGGACATTGCTCAAGTATGTATTTTGTGTAATCATGATTTAACTTTCGACTATAACCTATGCTGTACTTGCTTAACCATTCCTCAATATCAAATGCTTTTGGATTGTAGCCGTTATACGGAGCCGGAGCCTGTTCTTGCGGAAGCATAGCTGCAAGCTTCTCAAGGTATACCTTGTCAGTTGCTTTAAGCACCTGCGGAGTCTGCACGATGTATGACATTCTGTGCGGCCGCTCTTTTGTTCCTGTCCCCTTCTGGGCGAGTGTGCCGTATAGTTTGCAGATGCGACTCGGATTGAAGTTGGCTGTGTCAACCTCCACCTTGTCATTGCTGAAGGTCTGGTCAAGCACCGTCAAACAATCCTTAATCAATTTATTGTTTGATTCATTGTTCGCAAGCTCTACCCGATACAGCAAGTGATAGCCATTTCCGCTCATGCTGACGATAGGCTCTTCAAATCCAAGGGAAGTCATAAATGGCACAATATCCATTGCCAACTTCTTACTTGCCTCAAGCTCATCATTGCTCGAACTTACTCCGGCAGATCGCTTCGGATCGAGATCAACAAACAGCCAAGAGTAGCCCATAATGTCTGTATCACTTGTTGTGTTGCCCGGATTCTTAATCATCCTGTCACATTGCTCACGGGCGTAGCACTCGGGCTTGATGTCATGGAGCGTGAAGTAGACCGTCACCGCATCATCGATCTTCTTGATCTGCTCAACTGCCGTGTCAGCATCCACGAAGTAACCGCTATACGTCTGCGCCTTCCTTTTGCCCAGCATCCGAACCTCGAACAGTTCACCGTTGGGCTTGAGTATCGCAAGTGCTTCTCTTAATCTCTTTTCATCTATCTGTTCACTTGTCATTTATTGATACTCCTTCCCTCTGGGAGAAAAAGAAGGGTTTTGAGCGGAACGCTCTTTATTTTCTTTATTTTCCCCTTTATTATTATTCTTTAATTTACCTTTATTATATTGTGACCCGCCCGTTGTACCGCCCGTTGTATCGCCTGTTGTACCGTCAGTTGTATCGTCAGTTGTATCGTTTGCGGTTCGCCCAAGTGCCTCAAGCCCATAATTTACAATGGTTATAGTTGTACCGTCAGGTGTACCGCAAAATTGAATTAAGCCCAAATGATTTAGCGTTTTGAGGTATCGCATAACCTTGCCTTTTGACCAACCCCATTGTTTTTCAAGGGTTTTAATCGATATAAAAACCTGCCCTTTGTTTATGTGTATTGTTCTGCCTGTTTTCAAGGTCAAATCCTGCGCTTGAAAATGAGCCTTAAACAATAAATCAATATAGGCACTTCGATAATCAAACGGCATTTCCGACACCCAGATCGGTGTATTGACAACCTCGCGCGATATCATCAAATATCCGTTTTTGATTTTGCTCATTCCAATAACTCCTTTATTCTTTGCCCGGTCATGTCCTTTGTGCAGAACTCGAAGCGGACTCCGTACTTGTCGCGCATCGTTGTGAGGCTCCGATAAAGCTGCTCACCGTCTACGGCTTTGGATGATTCAACCGTCTTCACCCTTCGCCCGTTTATGGTTTTCCAGATAACCTCATGCTTTCGAGGATTCTGCCAAAAGTAGACATCTTGCAAGCTATTGATGTCAGGACCATGCTCACAGAGGATGATTATCTGTATGCCCGCCTCTTGAGCCCGAAGGAGTTCCGCCCGGAATCTCTCATGCTGTTGGCAGACATTTCCGCAAAGCTCAAGCAAATCCTTCTTGCGGTCGATTACCAACCGCCCGTTATCAAGCGATTGATAATCACCAACATATAGCTTGCTGACAATGGTCTTGACCCCGAGAGCTTCAAGCTGTCGCTGAACGCGTGCCATTTCCCACTTGTGCTCACGGGAGTCAATCTGGATGACCATCAGAAGGGAACCTCGTCATCCGTTCCGGCAGGGACATTAAGGAAGCCATCGGCACTCTGTGTCACGTTGTTTGTGGCTAAAAGCTTCGGCTCTGGTGTAGCCGCACCGTCTGCCTTGCTGTCTTCGCAGAACCAACGCAGCTGTGAACGCTTCTTTCTCTCTCCGTTGTATTCGCTCTCAACGATGCCGAATACACCACCAACGAGCTTGTTCTTGAACTGATCGCAGAACGTAGCACCCCAAGCGGCCTTAAATCCCTTGTTGGAGTTCTCAACACTTGTCACGAATGACTTGAAGCTCTTGCTTGTGTTATTGTCCTTGTCGGTCACTACGATGTACTGTGTCCCTGAATAAGGCCACTTCTTATCCGGCCTGATATCATTGTCGAATAATGTTGAAAAGTAAGCGGGCTGTCTGTCATTCTTCGCAAAGTCAAAGGCCACAACAATCATGTCTTTGCCTGTCTTCGTCTTCGTTTCCTTAACACCCTTAATGATGATGTGATGACCGCCTGTCATAGCGGGTACAAATTCGCCTGTCTGCACGTTATCGTAATTGTTAGGTTTTTCCATATTCTTATCTCCTTGTCATGTCTATAAAATATTTAATTGCCTTGTCCTGTTCCTTAAACCATTGACCACACCACACACCACACGCGCACTCGGTGGTATAGCCGCCATTCACAGCAATCAGATGAAACCAATGACCACCACAGCATCCGATCGGGTTCGGAGAGTAGCCCATTTTGATTATCTTTTCGCCTGCGTTCATCAGTAGTCCTCCAGAGCCTTCAGCACGATGGTGATATCGTTGTCACACTCTTCAGAATCAAACGCATCGACAGGTACCTTGCAGGTACTTCCGTCAGCTGACAGAATGAACTTGTACTTACCGTCCTGCCTTACAGCCCATATAACCGTTGTCATCTTGCTCTCAAGTACGAGCTTTTCGAGCTTCCTGCCGTTTGTCTTGATGCGAGTCCTGACTATGCCGTTTTCATCGCTGACCGTTTCTGAATGACAGATGATGATGATTGTTAAGTTCTCACGCATCTCAAGGCACTTGTTGACGATTGCCCATCCGTTCTGTGCGAGGTCGCTCCATGCTGATCGCTTGTCACCGCTCTGCATAGCGAGGATTCTCATTTCCTCGGCTACCATTAAGCCGTTAAGCGTGTCGATGACGATATACTTGATGTGCTTAAACTTCTCGTCACCATTGATTTTGTCCAGAAGCCCCGATACAACGCTGAAGCTGTCCGACTTCCAATAGTTCTTGTTGCTGACGGAATACTGATTTTTCCATCCCTTCCAATTCAGACCTTTTTTGTCACAATCAATGTAAAAGGTCTCATCTGCGGGTAAGTTTCTCATTGCGGTTGTCTTGCCGCTTCCTGACTCACCCATCAATCCGATAACTCTGCTCATGATTTCTCTCCTTTCTCCAAAAAATCTCTTATTCTCTGCTCATCGCAATCCATGTCCTCTGCGATGTCCTTTATGCTCCAACCGGCTCGCCTTAAAGCCATGACCTTACCCGTGTCGAGCTCAAAGAAAGCTCTAACGATGTAGTCCTTTGCCCCGTGTACACCTGCTGATCGAGTCCATCGGAGTATTTGCTCATAGGTCATGACGGGCTCGCCTCTTAACTCCTTGTAGCCTTCCGGGAACGTGCCGAACTTCTCAAACAGCTCGTCAAGCTTGTCCCAATCTGGAATACATTCGGTCTGCTTGCTGTAAAAGCGATTCCTTGTGTTTGTCCTCATCCGAACCGCCTCCTCACAACTTTCATCTGTGTGAAAGCGTTGCCGATGGTTACGCAGGCAGCTGTCACAAACGCAATCCCAAGAGCTAAAAGCCAGAAGTCACCATACGGAGACATGACCACGCAGAAGACTCCAAAAGCAAAAGCAACCTCGCACCAATGGCAGCAGGTCTTCAGATGTCTCAACTCTTTACGGAGCCGTGCCTCTTTTTCTTGTGCCGTCCATATACGGATATAAGCTGCGTTATGATCATTCATAAATCCGTAGTCTGCCATAACTTCTCTATCTCCTTTTTCTTCTTTGATATTCCGCTGAAGCAATGGTCACCCTCTTTGAATAACGGTTCACCGCTTCCGTAACCTCTGCCGAAGTAGATGATTTCCCTGTTAGTCCTTGCCGTAAGCTCATAAATCGCATTGCCATAGCATCTGATCGGGATGTTCCCCGACTTGGCTAACCTTGCCGCCTTTTTTCGCGTTGAATACTGACCGGGCTGATTGATGACCTCAAGGACTGTATTTGGGAACCAAGGCGAATCGACTCGATTCAGGATTGAGTCTGCAACATATCTTTGACCGTCATCGCTCTGGTTGCCCGCCTCACATTGAATGATGGCGGCTATCATGGTCACTTCTTCCTCTGTGTACGGGTAAAACAAGGGAGCTTCTACTGTGTTCACGGAGACCACATACGGACCGCTGTCGATGATGTTCAGCGATACAGAGCACTCACTAACTGCATCCACTCGCTGTCCGTCAGCTCCAGCAATTCCGAGAGCGCACGCACCTGCGATGGCACCCATGAGGACGGACTTTGCAACTTTGCGCTCAACTGCTGCTTTGACCATCCCGAGCGCGTGAGCGAGATCTTGCTGACTTTCGTAGCCTCTTGATCGAGCGAGGTTCATTATGATTTCTTTCCACATCGTTCCTCCCGAGCCCTTGCCAAACTCTCTCGAAGTTCCTGTCTCCGCTCCTCGGAGATGACGACCTTCTTCTTTGGTGAAATTCTTACGTAATACAAGGGAACGTGAGCACAAATAGAGCCGTCTTTGTTTTCCTTGATAATTTCTACCTCTGAAGGGTTTTCTGCCGAAATCGCCTTGATTTTGTTAATTAATTTCCTGTGATACGTTGTGATGGTGATCCGGCTGTCTCCCTCAATCCATTCGATGCAGTTTTCTCGCATCTTGCCTCCTTTCCTGTTCTCTTTTCGCAACAATCAAGCTAAAAAAAATTCATCCGCGCTTATTCCGTAAGTGGTACAGATCGTCTTGACCTGCTGGATGCTGAATCCCTGTTTGCCGCTCATCTTTAGGCACATATTGCTCTCATTCACACCCAGAAGCAGAGCGAGCTCTTTGTTTGAGACATTATGCTCGGCACACCATCCACGGAACTTGCTAACCGCTTTATCGCTCATTCTTTTCCTCCTTTCCATTGATTTGTTGTCTTTTCGCAACAATTACATAATAATATTTTCGTTAACGTCTGTCAATGATTTTTTGCTTTTTTGCAACAAATATTTTATAATCCACGCAAAGGAGAGAAGATATGGCGACATTCGGTGAAAGAGTAAAAGAATTGAGAAAAGAAAAAGGACAGACGATGCGAGAAGTCGTTGACGGAGTAAAGGCACTAACAGGCGAGGAGATGTCACACACAAGGCTCTGCCGTTATGAGAAGGATGATGCCGGAGCAAATATCCACATTGCAACTCTGCTCTCGTTATATTTCCATGTATCACTCGATTACATGATCGGGCTGTCAGACGACCGCAGAGAAAACGAGCACAATAGTCGCATGGCGGCCTATTACGCACTTTTAGCCAATAGAGGTGACAACAATGACCACAAGTAAGCTCCCCTCCGGCAAGTGGCGCACTCGCGTATACATTGACGGCAAGCAGATAAGCTTCACGGCATCCACAAAGGCCGAGTCGATTCGTCTGGCAACCCAAGCAACGAACAACCGCCAATATGTCCGTATGTCTGTTTCTGCGGCTCTACGGGGCTATTATGAGGCAAAAAAGGGCATCCTGTCCCCGTCAACTGCGAGAGAGTATGCACGGAGCATTGAACGGGACTTCGAAGACATCAAGTTTATGAGGACGGACAAACTCACACGGGCAACCGTGCAGAAGTGGGTCTCGGACTATTCCGTGAATCATTCAGCCAAGTCCACGCGGAACGCTTACGGGCTTCTTTCTGCTGCTTTGGATTTGATGTGTGACTTGCGCTTCAAGGTCGAGCTTCCCAAGATACCGCCCAGAAGCTATCAGATCCCCTCTGAAAGCGACTTTAAGGAAGCCATCGAACAATGTGACCCCGAGATAAAAAAGGCCGTCCTATTGGCAGGGATCGGCACCATGAGACGGGGCGAGATTGCCGCACTCACCTATGGAGACATTGACGGGAATGTTATACACGTTCACGCTGACAAGATTCGGAGCGATTCGGGATATGTAGTCAAGAATACGCCCAAGACATCAGCATCAGACAGATATATCACTTATCCATCATTCGTGATCGAGGCACTTGGCACCGGGAAGAAGACCGAACCTGTTGTCAACATATCGCCCGAGCATATCTCAAGACGGTGGAGAGTGATACGGAAGCGATGCGGCCTTGACGGAGTGCGGTTCCATGACCTGCGACATTATGCGGCAAGTATCGCCCACTCGCTCGGAGTGCCTGACAAGGTTATTCAAGACAGAGGCGGCTGGTCAAGCGACAGAGTCATGAAAGCGGTCTACCGCAACACCGTGAAAGAGTATGATGACAAGTTCACGGATATGCTTAACGAACATTTTGAGAAAGAAATAAGACATAGATAAGTCACAGAAAAGTTATTAAGTCCGCAAAGCCTTATTTTATGCGGGTTTCAAGAGTCGAGGTGACAGGATTCGAACCCGTCAATATTTACCGTCTAAAACCCCGTAAAATCAATATTTTCAAGCATTTGAGCCTTATTCCGTGTCTCATTTCGTGGCTCGCTGAAAGCCGCAAAAACAGGGAGTTTGTCAAATCTGATTTGACTCGTGTCTACTTTTTTAAGACACGAAAAGGATTTTAACACAAAAAAAAGCCCCCGCCAACTCCGAAGAGCTGACAGGGACTAATCAAGGGCATGGCTCAAGACCACACGGGGCAAGAGCGGCCTAAAGCCTCATGGTGTACTTGAGGGAGACCCATTTGTTCTTATTTGGGTCTATTCTCCCCCAATTATTCTTTATTTCGTATATCTGGA